TGAGCTTACGGGATGGTCAGTGTGACTTTCTCTGTGGGCTGGTCACCCCCGGGCGCAGGCTCACCCACTAAAAGGAAAAGTCACGATGTTTGGTATTTTCAAAAAGAAAACCCGCAAGGCCATTACCGAAGTGAAGAAGATGGAGAACCGTGACGCAGTGGAGGCGACCGTCTGGGGCGCGTACTCCATTGCATACGCTGACGGCACCTGTGACGCGAAAGAAATCGCGGTACTGGAAAAAACCATTGCAGCACTTCCTGCCTTTGCGCCGTTCTCCGGTGAGATTGCACAAATGAGTGCAAATATCCGCGCCCGTTATGAAGCGTCGCCGCGTTCTGCCAATGCCGAAGCTCTTCGTCAGCTGGCTGATGTTGCCGGTACTGATGATGCAGTTAATGTGCTGTGCCTGTGTCTGGATATCGCTGACCAGGACGGTATCGCTCAGGAAGAAGAAGCGCAACTGAAGAAAATTGCGCAGGCGCTGCAGTTGCCGCTGGAGCAGTACCTGTGAAAAGTGCGCGCCTTGTGCTGGCTGTCATCCTGTTGTTTCTGGTAGTGGTGGTTGATTTCACCGGACGACTGATGTCGGTGCTGGCAGATGGTGTGCTGGTGGTGATGGCGCTGGTCGTGCTCCGGCCTTTACTGCGTAAATCTGAATAACATCACACAAAAGGCATCTGCGGATGCCTTTGACGGGGTGTTTTTTTACGGGTCGCTGGTGGCCCTTTTTTATTTTCAGGAGGAAGTATGTCTGAACCCTTATCCGGTTCCGGCACGGCTGCGGCGCTGGGTGGCGCGACGGTATTCGGGCTGTTTACCGGAATGGATTTCGGGATTGTGTTTGGCGCGTTCGCCGGGGCGTTATTTGTGGCAACGATGCCACAGTCACTTTCAGTCTGGCGCGTGGTGGCACATTTTCTGGTGTCGTTTATTGTCGGCGTGCTGGGAGCGCGTGTGCTGTCAGCCTGGATTGCATCAAAAACAGGGTATGACGGTACATCAGCAGATGCGCTTTGCGCGGTGCTGGTCTCGGTGGTGTCGGTGAAGATTCTCTCGTTCATCCACCAGCAGGATATTGCATCGCTGGTGTCCGGTGTGTTCTCCCGCCTGCGGGGTGGAGGAGGCGGCAATGTTAAGTAACCTTCCCGGATTGCTGAATGTGGCGTTATGCACGGTTATCGTGCTGACGCTCTTTTTTTATCGTCGCCGTGATTCCAGACATAAACCGCTGGTGTCATGGCTGGCCTGGCTGCTGATGCTGCTGTATGCCTTTGCGCCCCTCAGCTATCTGTGTGGTCGCCCGTTAGCAACGGGCTGGCTGGAAGTGTTTTTTAATCTGCTGTTCTGCGTGCTGGTGATACGCGCACGCGGGAACGTCACAAAAATCTTTCCATTGTTGAGGTGAATATGCCGGGTAAATTCAGATTCAGCCGTCGCAGTGAAAAAAATCTGGAGGGTGTCAAACCACAGCTGGTTGCTGTAGTTCGCCGTGCGCTGGAGCTGACGGAGGTTGATTTCGGTATTACGGAAGGCCTGCGCAGTAAGTATCGCCAGAAACAGCTGGTTGCGGAAGGGAAAAGCCAGACCATGAACAGCCGCCACCTGACCGGTGATGCGGTGGATGTTGTGGCCTACATTGGCAGTCAGGTGTCATGGGAGTGGCCTCTGTACGAGAAAATCGCACAGGCATTTAAGCAGGCTGCCGCAGAGCTGGGGATCGCTATCGAATGGGGCGGGGACTGGAAAACGCTGAAAGACGGACCTCACTTTCAGCTGAAGCGATAAGTAAAACAAAACCCCGGCTGGGGGAACAGTCCGGGGTTTTTAGTTTTCACGTCAAAGGGGAAATTGTGATTAGTGAGTAGGGAGAAAATCCTCGTGGGAAAGTATAAAAGATTCTTTTTGAGGTTGTCCATTATGAAAGGTATTGAAATGGAAACTCCCGCGAGCCTTGATTTGACAAGGGCTGCGGCCTTTGCAATTCGCCTTGTGGCGGTCGCTGTTCTGATTTGGGCTGTGCGTTGGTGGTGATATGGCGCGAAAACACTGGACACACAGAATGCCGCGAACGGCGGTGAAACGGGCACTGGTAGCGATACTGGTGCCTTTTTTATTGGTGGGGTGCGTCAGCCTGGATAAGGCGCGCCAGCTTTTCGATACCGCGTCTCAGGTCTGTGAAATTGTCGACGGTGTTCGGCAGTGTCTGCAGAACTGATCGCCTGTAAGAGCAGAATATTTTGCTGAAAAATGAAGGATGCGCCAGCGTCCGGTAAGCATGAAATTCTGTGTTTGTGGCTACTCAATAAAATAAATTCTTTCTGTCGCCGCGAATACTCAAATGTTGATCAGTGCCCGGTGCGGCGACGGGCTTCGATATCAGGAGACGATGATGGAAAAAACAGAAAACAAACCGATTGTAATTGGTGCTGATGCTGCTCCGTTTAAGTTTGAGTTGTCTCAACTGGTGGAGATGCGTATCAGTGATGAATGGGGTGAGGTTAAAGCCCGCGCGCAGTATGCGGATGGCGAAAACCAGTACTTGATCCACTACAAAGCAGCTGATGGTCGCGCCACGACGGAGTGGTTTGGTGAGTCAATGCTGGAAGCAACAGAAGATGATCGTCATCCGGGTTGTCCGGTATTTGCCGGTATGAAATTACCGGAAGGTGCAGTTGAACTGCAGCCGGGTGAGGTGTTCGTAATGACAGACATCATTGATGGTAAACCGCAGTATTCGCGTATTGAAATGAATAGTAAGAGTGCTCGCCTGATTCGTGAGTAACAGGCATTACAGCAGCCCTTCACTCTAAGGGGTTGCTGTAATGTGAGAAATAAAAAACCGGTCACAGGGAGCAGCTACACAGAAGCGGCCGGCGAAGACCGCCAATACCACCCATGCATTGATGCAACATACTAATGACAATAGCCGCTATTGATGTAAATGCAATGTTATGCATCGACGAAAATAAAAAACCGGCAGGGGAAATCCATTGAAGATTTGCCGGTGGCAAAAGAGGGCCATGTTTTTAACCTTAGTCGCAGAGTTACGGAGTGCAACTACGAATGCTGCCGGTATATGGCTGAATGGCGTTTCAATGATGTACGTCATCTTATCTGTAAATGTTAATGACAAACGCTCTCATTTGTGAGGGTCCTTCCGGTGGGGTGGCCTGCCACGGGGCGGAAGGCGCGCGGGTTTTCGCTATTTATGAAAATTTTCCGGTTTAAGGCGTTTCCGTTCTTCTTCGCCGTAACTTAATGTTTTTATTTAAAACACCCCCTGAAAAGAAAGGAAACGACAGATGCTGAAAACGGGCTTTTTGTCCTCTGTCGTTTCCTTTCTCTGTTTTTGTCCGTGGAATGAACAATGGAAGTCAACAAAAAGCAGCTGGCTGACATTTTCGGTGCGAGTATCCGTACCATTCAGAACTGGCAGGAACAGGGAATGCCCGTTCTGCGAGGCGGTGGCAAGGGTAATGAGGTGCTTTATGACTCTGCCGCCGTCATAAAATGGTATGCCGAAAGGGATGCTGAAATTGAGAACGAAAAGCTGCGCCGGGAGGTTGAAGAACTGCGGCAGGCCAGCGAGGCAGATCTCCAGCCAGGGACTATTGAGTACGAACGCCATCGACTTACGCGTGCGCAGGCCGACGCACAGGAACTGAAGAATGCCAGAGACTCCGCTGAAGTGGTGGAAACCGCATTCTGTACTTTCGTGCTGTCGCGGATCGCAGGTGAAATTGCCAGTATTCTCGACGGGATCCCCCTGTCGGTGCAGCGGCGTTTTCCGGAACTGGAAAACCGACATGTTGATTTCCTGAAACGGGATATCATCAAAGCCATGAACAAAGCAGCCGCGCTGGATGAACTGATACCGGGGTTGCTGAGTGAATATATCGAACAGTCAGGTTAACAGGCTGCGGCATTTTGTCCGCGCCGGGCTTCGCTCACTGTTCAGGCCGGAGCCACAGACCGCCGTTGAATGGGCGGATGCTAATTACTATCTCCCGAAAGAATCCGCATACCAGGAAGGGCGCTGGGAAACACTGCCCTTTCAGCGGGCCATCATGAATGCGATGGGCAGCGACTACATCCGTGAGGTGAATGTGGTGAAGTCTGCCCGTGTCGGTTATTCCAAAATGCTGCTGGGTGTTTATGCCTACTTTATAGAGCATAAGCAGCGCAACACCCTTATCTGGTTGCCGACGGATGGTGATGCCGAGAACTTTATGAAAACCCACGTTGAGCCGACCATCCGCGATATTCCGTCGCTGCTGGCGCTGGCTCCGTGGTATGGCAAAAAGCACCGGGATAACACGCTCACTATGAAGCGTTTTTCCAATGGTCGTGGCTTCTGGTGCCTGGGCGGTAAAGCGGCAAAAAACTACCGTGAAAAGTCGGTGGATGTGGCGGGTTATGATGAACTTGCTGCCTTTGATGAGGATATTGAACAGGAAGGCTCTCCGACGTTCCTTGGCGACAAACGTATTGAAGGCTCGGTCTGGC